CCCAGCGCTTCGGTGAAGGCGCGCTGCTCCTGCATCGTCAGGCCCAGCTTGGCGAACTGCATGCGCAGTTCATCAAACACCTGCTCAGTCGTCTTGACGTTACCTGCTGCATCCTTGACGCTGATGCCTAACAGTTCGAACTCTTCGAAGCCTTTGACCGCTGCCTCACCGATCTTGGTGGTGAGGTTCTCCATTGAGGATGCAACAGCATCAGCGCTCGATCCGGTCTTAATCGCCAGGCCTTCGAGCAGCTTGAGCTTGGTCACGGCAATGCCGGTCTCATCGCTCAGCTTGTTGAGCGCATTGGCCTCGCGCAACGTGCTGACCAGAAAGTTCTGCACAATGCCGTTGAGCGCGACGACAGCGCTGCTGAACTTGGCCATCAGTCCGAGCGACTTGCCGAAGCTGTCGCTCAGCTTGTCCATCTTCGAGATGTCGCCCTTGAAGCTGAACTTGGTGACTAGCTCAGTGACTTCTGCCATTTTTCGCGCCCCTCGTCATCATGTACGACTCAATCTGGCTGTTTATGTTCTCGAACTCCACAAGGTCCAGAAACTCAGGTGTGTCCAGGTCACGCAGCTCCCGCAAGCTTCCGTAACCTTGCTTGGCCAGATGGAAGGTGGTCTGGTCAAGGTCGGACACGTTCGTATACGCAATATAGTCCTTCCCGCCGCCCTGCTTTGGGATCTTTAGGCGGTAAGGCTTCCGCGCAAAAAAGGGTAACTGAACACCCCCATCATGGTGACCGCAAACATGATGTAGTCTTCAGGATAGTCGTCAAAATGACCTTTGCGCCTGACCAACAAGTCACCGTCAAACATGACGTTCTCGCAGATCAATTTCTCGATCTCAGCCCATTGGGGGGTGCCCATGAAGCCCATGCTGTTGCGCTCCATGTTGCTCTGGACCTCAGTGAAGTATGCGAACACCCGCAGCCGCTTCTGGTGGTTCAGCTTGCAGATTGTGTACTTCCTGCCGTTGATCTCAGCCTCTCCGTCTTCGTAGACGGCTTTGATCATGTCCATTTGCTCGTTCATGGGCACCCTTTCCTTGGATTAAAGCAGTCTGGTCGCAGTCCTGAACCGGATGGTGTACTCAACTGAGTCATTACCATCCTGGTTGTTCTTCACGATGGAAGGTCTGGTAGTGAAGCTACCGCGCTCAAGGATCCAGTTCTCGACCATGTCGGAACCGTCCTGAGTGTAGGCCTCCTTCAGCGTGCCATTGAGGACCACGATGTCGCCTGTGTTCATCTGGTCGTTGAGCCAGACGTCACTGCCCGAGTACCTGAGCACCCGGAAGACCACTTCGTGTACGTCACCGTCCACACGCTTGTTGATGTTGACCGCACCGCCAGCGCCATCCGTATGGCTGGTGAGTGGGTTGACTGGATTGACCTCGATCCAGTCCCCCGCAATGAAGTCCGTGATGGAGACGCCGTTGAGCACGAAGCTCGCCGACTCTGCGTTGATCTCTGCCATTGGTGCGCTCCCTTAAGCGTTGAAATAGATGATGGCGTCCACGCTGTGGATCGCGCCAGAGTTCTTGACAGCGCCCTGAAGGATAGGTGACTTGCGGTCCTGCCTGTCCTGCTGGGGTTGGTCTGAAAGCCTGCCAGCAAGCCAGTAAAAGCCTCTGGATTCGATACTGCGCTTGAACACGTCCACGTTGCCGAAGGTATCGGGCGATGACCATGTACCGGGTGCGAATACACCCGCACGCACGAAGCCCTGCGAGGTCTTCTCGGCCTGATCGACCAGCTGCTGCACGCCACGCAAAGTCTGTGGCACCTTGGTCCCTGTCTGCCGTAGCAGGTTGAACAGGTCAGTCTGCACCGCATCGATGAAGGCAATCAGGTTGTAGCGATTGTCGAGGAAGTCGTTGGCACCGCTAGTCAGCACAATCGGTGTGGTCTTGATCGTGGTGTAGATATCCAGACCCACGTTCTTGGCCTTGGTGATGACCGTCTGGGTGTAGTCTTCAGCCTCGATGCCGTTGAGCGTTTTCAGGTTCATGGTCAGCGCTGAGTTCTCAGCGTTGAAGTTCACCGTGTGTGCTCTGGACATGTAGGCTGTGGCCATCAGACGATTGCCCACTGTGTTGTAGAGCATCCGATAGTTGGTGCGCCCTGCCAGCTTGAGCTCCCAGACCACGTTGGTGGTGGCATCGGTCTCAAGGTTGGTGGCTGAACTGAACACGTCATAAGAGAGCACATTGTTCGCCTGGCAATAAGATGCCAGCGTCCGTGCTTCTGCGTCAGTGGGGTTGTCGGCAAAGACGAAGCCCTTGATGTTGACCTCGGCCTTGAGCGCGATGATCGCTTCTTCTTTGGTCTCGACAGCCAGCACCTCTGAGTCAGTGCCCTGTACCAGTGACCCGCCATGCTCAGCCGTCAGCTTGAGGACCGGCCCGAGGTATGTACCCGTGGTGGACGGTGACACGGCAGTCAGTGTGGATGCCACACCAGTGGTGTCCGAGGTGAGCACAATGCGCGCGTTATCCACAGTGACGGTAATGCCTTCAGCCGTCACGGCTGCATCGAGTGCCGCCACGATGTCCTCGAAGTTGACCACGCCAGAAAGGTCCACGCCGTTGATGTCAGACTCGATGCCGCCATCAACCGTGATCCTGAAGCTGCCATCCGTGATCTGCTGCAGTTCGCTCACCAGTGTGGCTTCACTGTGCTGACCGCTGGTCAGTGTGGCTGCAGTGGCCACAGTGGTCTCTTCAGCACCGCGCCAGTAACCTGCCACGAACATGCCGCCGAAGTTCACCGGGTTGGGTGTCTGGGCAAAGAATGCTTTGGCGTGCTGCGCGATATCGGACTCGGTACCGAAGTCGGTCGCCACGTCTGAGGCTGAAGAGTAGAGTCTGTAACGCTCGGCAGAGCTGAGCGGTCCTTGTTGGGACGTCATGACCGCCACGACGTTCATGTTGTCGCGGCCCGCCAGGATCCCCTCTGGGATCAGTGAGACGTTCACGACATTAGTGATATTTGCTGACATCAGGTTTCCCCTTGTTCGTCAATAACTGTGAATTGTGGCTCATCTATTCTGAGTGTAGCCACGGTCGCCGCTTCGGTCTCCTGCACCGTCAGCGTCATCTCATATCGGTTGCTGAACTCGGTGCCGATGGTCTGCCTGAGATCGGCAACATTAGAATGCAGCCGGATGGCAATGCCCAGGTTACGCTGTAGCTCGTAGCTGGCCTGAGATGGCTGCAATAGCTTCAAGGACTGCACGTGCTGATAAGCTGTGTCACCGTAGAAGTTGATGGTGACCGTCCTGCGGGTGCGCTCGCTGTGCGTCATGATCTCAGCGTCACCGTCATAGTCTTCGGTGCGCCCTATCGGCAATGCGCTCAGCTCATCGATGACGATCACATCAGGTGTCGTGCTCTCCTGGTACCAGTTGTCGCGTCCGAACTTGATCATCTGCTCATCAACCTGCAGCAGGTCACGCACGAAGAGCGCCACCTTGATCAGATACTGAGGTGTGGCCATTACTTGACCTCCTCGGCAATCAGCTCGACATACCCGTACTCACCGTAGTTGTTCTCACGGACAACCCGGTAGTCGAGTAGTGGTCCCGACACGTTCTGCCGGTACTCGACCAGATCGTTCAGCTTGATCACAGGTTGCGCGTTGACGCCACCCTCGGCCACATGAATCTGGATGTAGCTCTTACTGGTGTCCAGATTGGCCGCTGTGATCGCTTCCTGATCAGCCACCTGCACGACTGCACTGACCACGGCCGTGTCCGTGACCGTCTGCTTGACGAAGTCTACGGTGGTGACCGTGACCCGCTTGCGCGTGATCGTCTGGTAGAAGCTGGTCAGCACGCTGGCCATGTTCGGCAATGCCATCAGCCGCCCCTCACTACATACGTGATCGCGTTCTTAAGCGTGCCGGTATCCACCAGCACCTGCGACGGATTGCTGCCCTTCTTGGCCTTGGCTGCTTTGGTCGAATCTGCCAGATCAGCCCACTGACCATAGCCGCGGGTCTCGAACGCTTCCTGGGAGATGTCCATCGCCTTGACGCCGACCAGCTCGAGTGCATCCTTGGCGCTGTACTTGCCTTCGGCCACCAGCTTGAAAGCCTTGACCAGAATCTTGGACAGGGTGTCGCGCTTGATGTCGAATGGCTGACGCAGGAAAGACCGCTGGACCGTCTTGGGCCCACCGTACTCGTGGATGGCGCCCAGTCGGATGATGGGCATGTTCGAACTTTTGTAGACCGCGCTACCGACCTTCTCAACGGGCAAACCCACCGCCACGTGCATACGCTTTGCAACGTCCATCTGCTGTTTGTAGCGCTGGAGGTCGTCAAAGAACTGCTCAGGCGTCTTGGTGCTCACACGAAGTAGCCTCCCTGACGTGACCGGGTCAGCATCAGGAACATCTGGCCGTATGTCGTCAGGCCGAAGAACGCGTCTCGGTCGCTCGTACTGGCAAAGCCCGTCGTATACGACACCGACACATTGCCGACGCTCTTGCTGGTTTCCTGCTGCAATGGCAGCGGGTTGCCGTTCTGCGTCTGACCGTCCAGCACCATCAGGTGTGCCAGCAGCTGCAGGATCGCTTCATCGTCACAGGCGCTTACGCCATAGACAGCGCCGAAGTAGCAACAGAAGACAGCCTCAAGGAAAGGCAGCCGCTGGTCCACCACCGTGGTGTCGAACTCTGGAAACCGCGCCTTGAAGTCGTCTATCAGTGCCATCAGCCTACCCTAACCTTGCCGCATTTGATCGCGTGCTGCACGCGAGGCGCATCAGCGACCTCACGTGGCAGTTCAACAGCTTCACCTGGCTCGACGATGGCATGACCAATTCTCTGACGCCTGTTGCTGGTATTGACCAGCAGCACCGTCGCTGCCTTCGCCTTCGCCTTGGCCTTGAGCTTTGACCGCACCTTGGGTGGCGCGGGTTGTGGCTCTGGTTGAGGCTCTGGTTGAGGCTCGATGCCCTCAACAGAGATGTCAGTGTCTTCGATCATGCCGTCCTCCATCTTTAGGCAGCCACGTCTGAAAGCACGTATCCAGCGGTGCTCTCCAGTACATCCAGACCGCCAACGCGATACTTGGAATCTACCAGGAAGTTGAAGCTGGAGATTTTGACGATCTCACCGATGGTCAAAGGTACAGGTACCCGCATGACCATGGCCTCACGGCTGGTGGAGAAAGCCACCATGTCAGTGGTCGCACGCACGGTAGCGAGGAACTTGACGTTGGGGTGGTTGTCTTGCAGTGCTTTGAGCACGGAAGCATTGCCAGCGGCAGTGTCCATGATCTTGGCTTGCAGAAGGTTCATCGTCGGTACTGGCATGACAACAGCGTCGGCCATGTAGCCGGGTGTGTTGTAGACACCGTTCCATTGCGCCTGAATCAGACCGGACACGTCATCGTACATCTGCTGTGCAGTCAGACCGTCGAAGGTGCCAGTGGCGCCAGTGGAAGCCCAGCCTGTGTAGTTGAGCAGGCCTTCAGTGCCGTCACCGCCAAGATACCCGATCTCGTCGATCTCACGCATGTAGATCTTGTTGTGGGCCTCGATGAAGCGGCTGGGCAGGCTGATGCCTTGCAGGTCGGCTTCTTTGATCTCATCGTCAGACCAGCTAGAAGACGCCTCACGGACACGCACCTTGAGGAAGCTGTCTTCGCCAGCCAGGCTGATTTTGCCCTTGTTGTCAGACGCGTCACCCGCAGTGCGAAACTCACCCTGCTCACGCATACGCAGTGACTGAATGCGACGGGCATACCCACCAGTGTTGTCAGCTTGGATGCCTGAGTTGACGAAAGTCAGGTCAGGGTACTGCTTGGTGAAGATATTCGGGTCAACCGCTGTGAGTTGACGTGCCAGTACTGTGCCAGCATAGGCGTCTTTGAAGCCCGGCTTGGACGCTGAGTCGATGAAAGCCTTGAATGCTTCCTTGTTGAACAGTTGTTCGATTTTCATTTCAATCCCCTTACTTGAGACGGACAAGCCAGACGTTGGTGCTGACCTCTTCGATGAACTCGGCTTCCGCAGCCACGTTGCCTGCGTCCACAGTAGTGGCCTTGCCATACTGACCGGCAGTCTGGTTCTCGATGTACACCGCGCCACCGAAGGCAGGTGTATCGGCCGCAACAACGTCAACGCTGATCAGACCGGCACGCACGTACTCAACCTGTGAGTAGAGGTCACCGTCTACAGTGCCGTTGGACTCGACGTCTGCAGCCACGTTGCGAAGAACGACACCCGCGATAGTGGGGGTGGCTGTGCCGTCACAATTGGCCAGGCTGCCAGCTTTGAATTGGGCAAAGCGACCGACAATCAGTCCGTCAGTGAATGTTCTGGCAGTCAGCACGATGTTGCTGTCGCCGTATTTTTCGCCTGCGCCGACCAGCTGGGGATCGACAAGTGCTCCAGTTGAGAATGCCATGGGTTATAGCTCCTTAGAAAAGATTGAATCCACCTGGCTGTGCAATCCAGCATCAGCGAAGTTGGAGTAATGGTTGATCCGCTTGAGTAGCTTGAACGCTGTAGCCAGCTCAGCATCCTCAAAGGATTGGCTGGTCTGGGTCGCCAGTGCGTCGCGCTGGATCTGGGCCGTTGCTTTGTCGGCAAAGCTGTACGTGTCAGGCAGGAATTGCTTGGCCTTCTCGATGACAGCGATCTTCTCGCTAGCCAGCTTCTCGGCAGCTTTAGCCACGGCGTCAGCGAAAGCCTGGTCAGAGTAGGCCTCCTTCTTCTCGCCTTCTGGCTCCATGTCCTTCTGCTCAGCTTCAGGGTCCATGTCTTCGGCCTCGGCTTCAGGCTCCATGTCCTTCTGCTCGGCTTCGGGATCCATGTCTTCAGCTTCGGCTTCAGCCTCAGGCTCCATGTCTTCAGCCTCTGCTTCGGGTTCAGCAGGCTCGCTGGT